TCTAAATTGTCGGGACTACCTGCCAGTGCCACATTTAAATTAGTGGATTGCACGACAAGTGTGTTGCTTGATTCATCGACTACCGCGCCATCGCTTGACTCTTTCCACAGGTGATATGTTTTTGTTAATGATGAATGTGCAATGCTAACCACTTCAATCATGTATTTGGTTTGTGGTGCGCTTGCTAAAAACTCTCTTAGCTGTTGCTCAATATCAATACTCATGCTAACACCAATGTTTCAGTTAAAACGAATAAGGCGAGACGATCAAATAATTCTGTAATATCAGCAATATCAGCACCTGTTTCCCATAGTGCCAATATAGCCGCCGTGCCATCTTCATCAAAATCATACGCACTGGACTCTGCTTCAACTTGAAACGTCACTACAAAATTATTGCCGTCCGTTTCGTTTACGCTAACTGAATTAGGTATGATATTGACGCTGTGTGTTTGCAGTCCTGCGCCACTATCTAACGGCATATCAAAAGATAATGCGCCTTTTTTGATGATATTGTAAAAAAACAAAGTCCATATTTGATAATGCCCAGCAGTACAAGCCAAAGCAACATTAAACTGTTGAGTTCCGCGCTCAAAGTCCAAAGCATAGCGATTAAAACCGCCTTCGACTTGAGTGCGAGACACACCACCAGCCGCGCCGTGACTATAGCCGCTTGGTGATGTAACAGGGTAAAGGTCACGCGGTAAAGTAGGCATTATCTACGTCTCTGCACTGTGAGTGATGATTGCATTGAGCGTGACGTTTTACTGTTCGGGTCGCGCATCTCTGCCGCTATTAAATCACGCGCTTGCTGAATAATCAAAATACGCTCACCATCTGGCATGGTTTTCTCTTCGACGTTATCAATACGACCTGTTGTTTGATTAACAATCGTTATTTTAGAATCACCGCCACCAAGTTTATGATTAGGCGTGACATGGCCATTGCCGCCCATTGTGATGACTTCTGCGCCACGTTCGCCCACAAGATAGCTACGACCTGATTGAACATCGCCACCCATTGCGCGTGCGCCTGATATTTTCTGATTCTGAATTGCTGCAATTTGTACCGCTCCTGCAACTCCTGCCGTTGCGGCCAATGCTAAACCGAGTGGATATGGTTGAACTGCTAAGGCATTGGTGATAGCAGTAGCGGTATTAACAAACGCCTGAGCCAATGCAGCGGCCTTTCCAATCTCAAACAGTTTTCTATTTTCAGATTGCATCAAGGTCGCGATATTGCCAAACCCCTGCGATAACACTCCTAGTTTTTGCACTTCAATTTGTCTTTTTTCGTCAATGACTTGGCGTTCATTTTTCTTAGATAAAACACGCGCTTCGTCTTTAGAGATTTTTTCACGCGCTAAAGCCTCGTCAATGATTGCCTGCCTTGCCCTATACCCAGAATTAACAATCTCGTTTTCAGTAGCATACTGATTACGCAAAGCATCCAATTCTTGCGCTTGCCCTGCCATAAAGCTATCTGTTTCGACTTGCTTGGCCGCTAAGTCTTTTTCAGCTTGTAAAGCATCAATCTTTTTTTGCTGTAAGATTAGAAGGTCTTTTTCTTTTTGGCCTAACTTACTAAGATTTGTGTTTTTAAGGTCAAAGTTTAATTTTGCTAGACCAGTATCTTGACCCCATAAATCAATTTGCTCTTTTTGAGATAATGCTAAACTCTCATATTGAGATTGTAATTGTTTTGCCGCGTTTGCTGCATCTTCTGCCGCTTTTTTAGCAAGTTTATCGGCTTCTGCTTTTTTGCGTGAAGCCTCTAGCATTGCCTTAGCTCCACCTGATTCTGCGGCAGGCTCTGCTAAAAAATCATCCATGATTTTAGTTAATTTGAGGTTATTTATGTTTTCTTCAATTAACGTCTTTTTCTGTTTTAATTGCTCCATTTCTTTATCTAAGCCTGTCATTATCTGACCGCTATTTTTACTCATTGAGGCACTACGCATCCTGCTTTCAACATTATTCATCTCTACGATAACCGACATTAACTCATCAGTCTGCAGGCGCATCTCATCCGCGCCACCAGTCAAGCCTTTCTTAATCCGATCCGATGCCTCCTTGTTTTTATCAGCCGCTTTTTCTGCATTATCACCAAAAACAACCCAAGCTGTTGCCGCTAAACCTAATAACGTAATAGCCGCGCCTAATGGCCCACCTAATCCGCTGATTATCCCAGTTGCAGCCCTGTTTGCTGCATTTGCTGCATTAGTTGCCGCCGCTAATTCTGTTTGTGCGATTGCTTGCGCTGTTGCTGCTACTGTATTAGCTTCAGACATGAGGGTCGCTCTTGCCACCGCTGCCGCTTCAAGATTTGCAGTTACAACAACTTCAGATTGTGCTGTTGTTACTCTTTGCAGTGCTATTGTTCTTTGTAACTCTGCCGCAGTGGCAAATTGAGTGCCGACTGCTAACCGCGCATCCATTGCCGCTAGTTCCGCATCGGCTACTGCTAAATTGAGTGTATTTAATGTTGATGCGGCTGTTGCTCTTGCCCGTCCCAATTCCTCAAGTGCTAATGCCTTTTCGGCTGCTGCCCGTCTTAATGCAATACCTGTAGCCGCATTGTTAGCTGTTGTTAATGCCAGCGTTTCAATTCTTAATGCTTCTTGTGCTGCCAATGTTTTGAGTGTTGCGGCAAGTGATAATGCCATCCCTGACACTACGCCTGTAAACTTTACGCCAGCATAAAATAATGCCGCTTTATAAGCCCATTCAAACGCGGTGGCGATATTGTTGGCATTCTTATCTATGTCAAGCGATGCCATAAAATCAGCTGCTTTTGATAGCACACTGACAAACTCTTTTGACGCGCCTGTGGATTCGTTAATTTTTCCAGTTAAAACAATCGCATTATTCTTTAATCCAACAAAAGCCTGTGAGATAGTTGATTCTGTTTTTGCATATGCTGCATCAACTTCTGCCGATTGTTCTTTAAGTGCTTGTGTTAGAATTTCTGCACTCAATGCGCCTTCTGAGCCTAATTTTCTCAGCTCTCCTTTTGTTACTCCTAATGCTCGGCTAAGTGCATCTAAAACAACTGGGGCATTTTCTGCCATTGCATTAAACTCGTCCCCGCGTAATGCCCCTGCCCCCATTGCTTGGCTAAACTGACGGATAGATGTTTCTGCTTCTTGAGTAGTCGCCCCACCTAACGCCAACGCTTTATTAAAAGTCTCTGTTACTTTTGAAATATCGGCGACTGACAATCCTAATTTGTCGGCGTTTTGAGCAACTTTAAAATATAAATCTCCTGTTGCTCCAATTTCTTGCCGTGAGTTTTTTGCAATATCAATAACATTTTGGTTTGCTTGAGCTAAAGCTTCTGTCGAGTCAGTAACAAGTTTTAGACGATTTTGAAGATTAGTATAAGAGTCGGCATATTCAATTATCTTAGAAACGGCGAAGGCAGACGCAAGCATTGAAGCCATGCGACCCATCGCACCCTCTGCCCTGTTTCCTGCCTGTTGTAAGCGGCCTAATGCCCGCTCACCATCGCGCAAACGACGAGTATCAATACCAAGCCCAATCATCAACAAGTCTGTAACAGCCATTTTTTACCTCACTTTTGCGATTGAGCGTAGCGCACTTCTTAAATTAGATGCTACTGTTTTTCGCCTCTCATTAGTCATTGTAGGCTGACAAGGCATAGGGCAATCTATTTGCAATCCTTCATTACTGATTTCAGCATAACACGCCGACAACTGCATGATAGTGCTGGCTTCCCATGAATCTAGTTCATAGCCTACAAAATCAGCCCACGCCTTCAACTCTACCCACGACAAACGTCTTGCAACGCCTTCATTGTAAGCGATTGTCCCTGCATCGTGTAGTAATTCGATAAGATAATGCCCGTGCTTTAATTCGGGCATAAAAGGGGAGGACTGAGGGTTATTAGACTTAAATTTAGATAGGCGCGAAGTATTGTTATACTCTTTCGCCCCCTTAGTTTGAGGGCAACTATTCCACCACGCTTGCTGTTTAGCGTAGAGTTTTAGCTGCTCTACGCACTCATAAAAAAATTTGAACGGTCGCCAATAGCTGCGTCAATCTGTTCGCGAATCCAGTTGTATTTTGCGTAAATATAGACAGCGTTAGCAAAGGTAAATGGCAACTCTTTGCTACCCTCAGTAATTCCCGACCAACCAACAGTACACTTTGCCAAAAGCTCGATAGCTTCTTTATCGTTAGTGCTAAAGTCGATTTCGGCAGACTTGCGCGACATTTGAGCTTTAGCACGTTCTTTAATAGCATTTTTGAATGCAGCAGAATCGTGGCCGCTAACACTGATAGTCATGCCTTCTAGCTCGTTTTTGCTAACAGGGTGCTTTAGTGTAATAGCCGCATTATCGGACGGTAAAAGGTTTAATAAATCCATGACAATCTCTTATTGTTAGCCCCTAATTAAAGG